ATCTCCTGCCCTAAATGGCATACTCCACTTGTGAGGAGGAAGGTTCCATTGGTACTCATTTGGGTCTTGAGCAGGAATTGGTACAACAGTATTAGTAGCTGGTTTATTTGGCTTTGCTGGAGTAGTTGATTTAGGTTTAGTAACTGCCTTATAGTAATAAGAAATTTCAATGCTGTTGTTAAATTTACCATCAGCAACAAGCCTAACTGGAGTACCAATTTTTTGGTACTGATTAGCGTTCTTAACGACAGAGATGTCTTTAAGCTCCACAGTATTACCGGTTCTGACGGCAACTTTACCACTATTCTTTTTTAATGCACTAACAACGCCGGGAGGCACAACCGCATTTTGAATTACGGTGCTAAATCCGGCAAACTCAGAATAATTAGATAGTGTTCCGGATTTATTTGCTTGGTTTATTAAGTCATAAACTCCGCCAGTATGGCTACCCCAAATAACAATTTTATTAACAAGGTTAGGGTATCCGGCTGACCTAGTTCTTGCAGAGCTACTCGTATTACCCATGATTAATTCCTCTGCTCAATTGCATTTTTAATAGCATTAGCTAGCGAAGTAGGGTCCATATTCTCAGCTCCTGAAATATTAATATTAAACGTTGCTCCGTTATACCTCATAGTACCAGCAGCTCCATAACGATGTTCATCCCACTTAGAGCCAGCAATTGCAGACCATAGTTCTTCTTCAGTAGCTTTACCACTTTGAAGCATACTGACGATAGTTTGATAACCTTGAGATTGGCCAATCTTTAGTTGCTTAGCTGTAGCAACAATACCCTGCGCTTCAGTTGCGTATACCTGAGCTCCTGACGCATCTCTACCAAGGCCGTAACCCGTACCCGGGTCACTTAGCATGTTAAGTGGGTTATTTCTAGTACCTAAATAGCCGCTTCCAGCTGTATTTTCATGATACATCCATTCTTGTAGAGCGGCTACGTTTACACTAGTAACTGGGGCATCTAGGGCACCTAAAAGCTTTTTAGCCCAACCGGCGCTAGTTTCGCCGCCATTATCATAATTTGCATAGCCACCTGAATCAACAGGGAATTTTACTTCCCCTCCGGTATCAGCGTTAGCTGAATCATCATTTCCCCCAAGCAAACTTATAGTACCAGCTATTATTCCACCAAGATTTTTTATTTTTCCTAATGATGTAGCTAATGCTGCAAGCCGACCTGGTCCAGCTGCAATGTTTCCAATGGCCGAAGTGCTTCCAAATACTATTCCTTCAAGTGCAGTTTTACCCGCAACAAGTGCAGTAGTCATCAGGGTACCGACAGCTCCATTACCAGCACCTGTAATAACCTCAAGTGCAGCGGCTGCATTAACAGCATTATCTCTGACATCGGCTACAAATCCATTAGCATCTTTAATACCATTTGCAATATTTGTAATTTGAGTATTTGCCCATTCAATTCCAGTAATACCCGCATTAGTTACTGCGTTCTCTGCGCCGTAAGCAGCCGCGTTTCGTTTAGCCACACTTTGAGAAATAGACGGGTTTGCGCCAGTAGCAAGAAGGCCTTTTTTAGTAGTGGTGTGCCCACTAGCAAACTGATATAAATAAGCAATTATTGAATCTTTAAGAACAGGGTCGCCGCTAAAATATTGATTTAATAAGCTGTCTAGTGACATGCCAGATTGCAAAGAGTAAGACAAGTCTTCCGCGGTTATGCCACCCTTACCGCTTTTAGACTTATTAAGCATATTCCACAAATCTTTAGCAATATCTTCTACACCGCGCATGTAGCCCTTTTGGTCACGTACTTGAATGCCAATCATACGTAGTTTATTTACACTAGACGCTTGGTTTAAAGCAACAACTGCCCCCATGCTAGCAGTTAACCCTTGTCCAGGAATAATGTTAGAAACGCCGGCTACGCTTTTTATAATGTCTTTATAGTTTTTTAATCCAGGCAGCATTCCGGCAGAAGCACCAGCCATAGCCGCTTCTGCAGCGTCTAGTGAATAAGAAGCTGTACCAGCATTCATCAGATTTTGAAAAGCTTTAGCTCCTGCATCCGTACCAGGTGCCCCGGAAAAAAACCCAAAACGTCGTCGGCTTACTTCGTTTGTAACATAGTTTGTTACATCCGTTGATTGACCAAGAGCCGCTGCTGAACCAAGTAATGCAGTTTTAGCCGCACTTCCAACGGCCCTAAGTGCGCCGGTTCCGCCTCCGCCAGTTTTCCAACCGCCGTAACCTTGCCAATCAGGTCCGCTATAGCTATCTTTTCCCTGACCTGGGGTGTAGCCGCCACCGCCGCCATTAGCACTATAATCGGTTTGGCGAGCACCATCCTTAGTTTGCGCAACAATAGTAGACACATTAGGGGAAGGATCAAAAGTATTCATTACATTTTTAGCCTCGCCAGCATCTCCGGCAATAGCAATAGCATTTGCTTTAGGCATTTTAATGTCTTTAGCGACGTCTTTTATAGCTTTAACTGAGGTTAAAGCGTCATTTAAGTCTTGCTTCATCTGGCCGGTAGATTGAACTACCCCAGACAATATAGGATTTAGTTTAGAGACTTCATCATTGACATCAGCGATGATACGTTTAACAGCCATAGTTACTCACCTTACCTAAATCTCGCGGCCCTAGACAGCCAGTTTTTACGTTCTCTAACAGACAAGCTTTTTATATCAGCCAGCGTCCATCCAGTAAATGCTCTAGTTAGTGATTCAATTTGGTCGAGTAATTGCTCATAAGTTTCATTACTATAGACGAAACAAGTCGGCTAACGACAGTCGCAAAGTAATTTCTTTGCCACAAGCCTCGCAAGTCGTCTTCACCTCCCCGAGGCGTGGGCCTGGGTTACGGTCGATAATCTCAGCTATAATCTTCTCACGGTCAATCATACCAAGATTTAGTGCTGATGTTAGGCCAAGAGCGGATTTACCGTTGATTGACTTAAGGCATTCGCCAAGCAAAATACTGTTTAGTTCAGAGGTAGTTTTGTCAGAGTGCTCAATAAGCTTTTTTTGAGTTTTGCCTGTAGGAAGGCCGACTACGATAACTCCGTGCTTCTTAGACTGATAAGAGAAAGTCCTATCTTGGATAGGGTCTTCAATCTCTCTTATAGGCACATCTTTGTCCAAATCAACAACTACATCTAGCTCTGTTTGGCAAACGCATGTGGTTTTAAACTCAACGGTTGCGCCAAAAGTAGCTCTATAAATACCTAAAAGAAGAGCATCTCTATCACCAGTAAGCAGGTTATCTAGGTCATCTTTGCCCACAGGATTAGAGCCAATAGACACTACTGCACGTTGTAGAATAGTGGCTAAAGCTCTTCCCATAGAATTAGACTTATAGATTACTTCTTCGTCAATTCCATTTAATTCGCGGACTTCAGCGTATTTAATTAAAGAACCGTCCTCAGAAATAAAACCGCCCGGAAGAATGACTTCCGAATCGTTTTTATGCAGAGTTACGATCTCTTTTTCATCAGGCGAGTTTAGCTCATCTGCTAGTGAATTGATTATTGATGGATCGGTTATAGACATATATTGCTCCTATTTAGTTAATTGTATTTTAAAGCTGGTATTATACTGCTAATGTTGAGTTTGTTCCGCCGCCGCCGCTAGTTGTTGCAGTTTGAGTAGCTGACACTGTGCCACCAGTTGGAGCCAACTCTACTGAAAGACCTTCGTGAATTAGTGTAAGGGTTTCGTACATTAGCTGGTTATCTGTAGCACTAAGGTCTGAGAAAGACAGCTGCTGAACCCACGCGTTGTGAACAGTAAACTTCATTTTGAACGCGCTACCAGTGATGGTGTCATTAGCAGTGATGTTTGAGCCACCAGTAATTGGGTGGTCCAGTACATAAATGTCTAGGTCGCAGCGGAATGAGGTACCGTCTGAATTAGCGATACCCTGACCAGATGTAGCAGCAAATAACTTTTTCATCCAGTTGATTCCCTCAGAGCTTCCTAGGATAACTCCGCGAGACAGCGTAATTGGGTCAAAAGCAGTCATTCCAGGAACCTGGTGAAGGGTAGTGTTCATGCCACCTTCACGGTAAGACAGCGGCTGGTTAGTGATTCTTAGTCCGCTAACAGAAGTAAAACCACCAGTAAAACTAGTAAAGTCATTTGTTCCTCCATCCGCTGTTGTTCTAAATTCTACAATAAACCTAAAATTTCTTAAAGGGTCAGTTGCTAATTTAGAAAAGCGTGAAATTGCGCTTGATGCCATTTATTTTTCCTCCTACAGGACTGTCACAACAGAACCACTGTCGTACTGGCTAATACGGATAATTACAAATTCAGCAGGGCGCTGAAGAGCTACTCCAACTTCAAGGATAACTTGACCGTTTGCAATAGCCTGCTGTGTGTTAGTTGTGCCATCACACTTTACAAAGAACGCGTCGTTAAATGACTGTCCGCGAAGTCCTCCGGCTTGCCAGAAAGAAATTAATTCAGTTTCTACAGTGTTCTTAATTCTGTTCCAAAGTCTTTGGTCGTTTGGCTCAAATACAGCAAACTCAGTCAGATTGGTGAGCTGCTTTCTTAAATAAATTAGTGAGCGGCGTACTGAGATATAGCGGTCTGAGTAACCATTCTTTAGTGTACGAGCTCCCATAACTACAAATCCAGAGCCTGGAACGTAACGAATAGCGTTTACTGGGGTAAATGCGGAACCTGAAGACCCTGATGCGCTACCGATGTTAAGATTATCAAGCTCAGCATTAGTAACTGACGGCACAGCTACAACTCCGGCTAGGTTAACACTTAGACCTGCTGGAGACTTAAAGACTCCACGAGAAGCATCAGTAGTAACATACTTAGCCACAACAGCTCCACCATTGTATGCAGAAACTGTAGAACCTGGAACAGAAGACTGTGGGTTTGGGATAACTAGGTTAGGGTAGTAAACTGCGCCGTAAGATGAGGCAGTGTATGTGTTAGCCAAGTTTAGCTGGGTAGTTACGTCCGCGTTTAGAGGAGAGTCAATAACTACAAACACGTCACCGCGTGCTTCAGCATAGCTAGTAAGTGTAGACACATCTCCTGTAGCAGTGATTCCAGGCGCATTTAGTACCAATGAATCGGTAATTGCATCAAAGGCTGAAACCTTAGTAGCGATAACGTTGCTTGGAATAGGAGAAGCTGAGGTGTATCCATCATTTCCAGCAGAGAACTTAGTGCTGCTGCTAGCAGCAATTGCAGCTGGGTTGTCTACAGAAGTGTGTGAATCGCTTGGGTTTTGGTCAGTAGCAAATACGTAACCAGAAGTAGCGTTGACAACAGCAACTACATAATTTCTGTCGCTGTTCAGCATAGTGACATCTGTAAAACGTTCTACAAGGTTAGAGTCTGCGTATCCGCCGAGGTAAACAAGTAGGTTAAAGTAGTTAGAACCCAAAGATGAAGCAGTGATTGCATAGTAAAGGTTGTTTCCCCATGCACCAGGGTACTTTGCAGCAAGCCCTAGTGTAGCTGCAGGACTACCAGCTTGGTCATTAATTACAACAAAAGCTGGAGTGTCCAAATTAAATGTAATAGTAGTTCCGCTTACAAGGTTTGTAACAGCCTTGCTCAAGGTTACCGCAGTTCCGTTTACAGTTGCAGTGGTTCCAGCTGAAATTCCGGTACCTGATACTGAGTAAATAGCAGAAGAGTTTAGCAATGAGTTAGAAGCGGCTAAAGTAACAGCAGTGCTTCCAAAAGTAAGAGTAGTACCAGCTGGGATAGACGCAGCTAGGCTTAGAGTAACGGTCTTAGTACCGCTTACCCAGTTAGTTACTGTAGTGTTTGACGGAATACCGTTACCAGAAACAGCCTGTCCAGTAGCAAGTCCTGAAGGGGTAGTTGACAGAACTACTGTAAGGCTGTTAGTAGTCGCTACAGTAGTTACTGCAGTAAACCCTACGTTACCAGTAGTAACTGAGCTAGTGGTGTTTAGTACACGCTGAATATAGGCGCTTGAGCCGCCGTTTGAAAAGAATAGATTAACAGCCTGAGTAAGGGTGTTATTAGTGGTGTTACTTGAGTCCCATGAACCGTATAGGCTTGCATACTGGCTCCATGAAGTAACTAGGGTAGGGGTAACTGGTCCTCTAGATGCAGCACCTAGAAACGCGGCTACTGTGCCTGAAGTTCTTGTTGCAATTGGGTTAACCGTTAAAGTTTCTTCAACGTATACTCCAGGGCGGTTATAAGTCGCCATTCTTTTTCTCCTTGACGTTAGTTTTTATTTTTAAGTTTTTAAACAGGTTGTTTATCAGACGGGATGTTAGTAGTAGTTTCATTTATTAAGACATCAGTTACTTGTGGAGCGGAAGAAGAAGTTACTCTACTGCCCTCGCTAGTAATCGAAATAGTAAATACATTTCTGTATAATCTTCGACCGTCTTCAATAGTATCACGTTTTATTAGGTCTTCTAGCATTAAATGCCTATAAGATGTTTCAGTTCCTAGGTCATTTGGTACGGCCAAATAGCCGCGAGTTGCCGGAAAAACGTTATTTAAGATATGAGCCAGAATGGCCCTATCGTGCCGTGGGTGGCGGGAATAGGTAGTAATTTGGTATTTTAAGTCCCAAGCAACAGGGATTTCATAAGTATAGGTGTTGCCCGCAACCGGGGCGATGGTTCCCTGAGCATCATTGTCCCTAAAAAGGCCGGAGGTTTGGCGATACTTAGCGTAATTAGTATCAATAAGGTCAATAGTGATGTAAGGGTAACTTTGAGCTCTAGATTCAATGTCTGGGGTAGAGAACCATACGCCTACAGAGCGAGCGCTATTTTTTTCATCTGTAACGACAATTCCGCCAAGGGCAGTCTTTATAGCCAAATCTTCGCTAAGTATAAATGACATTAAAATACCTCAGCATCTTCTAGGTATTTAAGATAAGAGTCAGCAACATTATCAGAAATAATATTAGAGTGCTT